TAAATATTAGCATAGTTAAAAAATAATTTTAATTTAATTCAATTATACTGCATATACAGTATGAATAATAATGTTTTAGATAATTCCACTATTTTTAACACCATGAAAGAATCGGTTTTAAATTTAGATCCTGTTTATTTTTGTGAAAACCATTTAACATTAGATGGTAAACCATTTAAATTGAGGGGAAATGGTTACAAACCTTTTGTTGATATGTATCGTCACATTGGCATAAAAGCTTTAGATAGAAATGCAAAACCAATCATATTTTTAAAAGGTCGTCAGGTTGGGGCTACAACAATGGCGGCAAATTTAGAAATGTATTGGATGGGTTGTGGTGCTTTTGGAAACAATGGTAGACCACCAATGCGTGTCATGCATTGTTTTCCTCAATTAGATATTGCTGCAGCTTATACTAAAACAAAATTAAATGCAGCTATTTCTCAAGCTATTCGATGTAATGAAACGCCAAAGCCTGGTAAAAAAATAAAATCATTTATGGAAAACCTCATTAGCCAAAATGTTAATGAAAGTTTACAATATAAAGAATTTCAAAATGGAAATCATATATGGGTTGAATCAACAGGTGTGGATGCTTCGAGATTAAGAGGACGAACTGTTGACTCTATTATATTTGATGAAATTCAAGATATGCCAGCAGCGGCATTATCTAATGCAATTAAAATGATGACAATGTCTCAATATGGGCAATCTCCTGGTGGTGTTCAAGTTTTCATGGGAACACCAAAAAATAGAGATTCTGAATATTATGCTATGTGGATGAAATCTACTCAACAACTTTTTCATTTAAGATGTGAAAGTTGTAATGAATATTTTCCTCTTTATGTTCCTGGTTCAGATAGTTGGGAAAAAATATGGCTTTATAAATTTACCGTAAAATGCCCTCATTGTTCTCATTTACAAGATAAAAGAAAAGCAACTGAAAGAGGTAAATGGATTGGACTTGATGAAGATGAGTGTGATTTAATAGGTTATCACATCAATCAACTTTATATGCCTAATTTTACTAGAGAAAAAATTGAAGCTGAAAAACCAGGCATTCACCCGATCAATACTGAAAGAGCGTGGATGAATGAAGTATTAGGAGAGTTTTATTCAGGACAGGGTCTTGGAATTACTGCTGATCAAATTAGAGAGTTTTGTGGTGATCTAGGAAGAAAAATGCGAAAAAGAATTCTTTCTTCTGAAAATAAATTAGTTTTTATGGGGGCTGACTGGGGGAAAAGAGCTGATGCAGATGTTGCTGATTCTAAATCAAAAAAACAGCAACAAGGCCAATCTTTTAGCACAATTGTTGTAATGAGCGTTGAAGGACCTGAAAGATTTGAAATTCAATTTGCACATAAATTAAAACAAAATGATTTACAATATAAATTAGACATTGTTGATCAGGTATATATGAATTATAACGTGACAATAGGAGTTGGAGATATTGGTTATGCTGGAGATTTAAGTCAGCTCTTGCAAGCCAAATACGATAAAAAGTTTCTTGCAAGCGAAGCTGCAGGTGGTCGTTTGCTAAAGAAAATTAAATTTAATGAACATGTATTTCCAAAAACTATAGTATTTGATAGAAATTATTATATTGAAGAAATGTTTATGTTAATGAAAAAAGGTTGCTTTAGATTTCCACTTGGAAGTTTTGAGCATATTGCTTGGTTAGTTAATCATTGTTCTAGTATGGAAGTAAAAATAACAAGAGACAGATCTAATAATGCTAAATTTAATTATGTAAAAGGATTAACACCTAATGATGGTTTTATGTCTTTATTAAATGCTTATCTTGCATATAAATTTTATATTAGTAAAGGTTTTAAAAACACTAATCTTTTGTTCGGCAAAGAGCAACACGGCATAAGTAAAACACAAGCGTTATCAGTGTATTTGCCTAATATGAAAACATTTGGTTCAAGTTGATAATATTGTAGAATAAAGGTATAATGTCTAGAAATAAAAATCGCGGTAAACCTATAAGAATTAATGATAATGATGCTGCAAGAATATCTATGGGTGATAATGGTAATATTAATGAAGATATAATTAGAGGCAAATTTCAACCAGCTGATGCGTTTTCTAAAACAAATAAAGAGCCAGTTGATCAAAGCATTATGTCACATGCTGTAATGGTTCCGGGCCATCAAAGAAGAGAATTCATGAAGAAGAACGCTTCTACTTCAATATCGTCTTCTTCTATTGGTAGTGCTTGGCGAGGAATGGGCGACACGGTAAGACAAGGTCCCGAACTATACAGTCCATTATGGCTTACTTCTAATACACAGCTCCCTCGTGATAGGGGTACAATGAACGCTTGGTCAAGAGCATTTTTTGCTTTAAATCCAATTGTAAATAACGCAATTCATCTTCATTCCACTTATCCTATTTCAAAATTAAATATTAGTTGTCCTGATAAAAAAATTGAAGATTTCTTTAATGTTATGATTGATGAAATGCAATTACATAATGCTTGTGTTGAAATGGCGCAGGAGTTTTTTGTAACTGGTGAATGTTTTCCTTATTTGCATTTAGATGATCATACGGGTAAATGGAGCAGAGTTACTGTTCAAAATCCAGACTACATCTACATAAACAGATCAGTTGTTTCTGGGCCACCACAAATTACACTTAGACCTGATTCTGAATTAAGAAGAATTATAACTGGAACAGATCCTGATAGTATAAGACTACGAAGAAATATACCACCAAATATTTTACAATTAGTTCGGGCTGGACAAAACATTCCACTAGACAACTTCTATATTTCTCATTTGGCGAGAAAAATAAGTCCATACGACTCAAGAGGAACAAGTCTTATTGCTTCTGCATATAAAGCTTTAATGCTTTGGGACAAACTTAGAGAATGTAAATATGCCCAAGCGGACAATATGATTAATCCAATTACGTTAGTGAAATTGGGTGGTGGCAGTGTTGATGCTGAATATAAAATTACACCAGCAGATTTAGAATACTGGAGAAATTTACTCGAATGTCATGATGAAGAAACGGAAGTATTAACAAATCAAGGATATAAAAAGTTTTATGAAATAATTGATTATATTGAAATTGATGGTTTGGTCATAGATAGCAAACCAAAACCCGGAATAAAAATTGCTTGTTTTAATTCAGATACTGAAGAACTTGAATATCATGAACCACTTGCTGCAAATGTGCAAAATCATGATGGTGAAATGTATCATTATAAAAATGATAAAATAGATATTATGGTAACTCCTAATCATAAAATGTGGGTTTCAAACAAACAATATGAATTTAATGGTCATAGAAGTTTAAGAAAAACCATCTGGAGTGATTGGCATAAAACCGAGGCTAAAGATTTAAATTTGAATGATTATTCTAAATTTAGAAGTAATATAAAATGGACTGGTAATGATGATATAAAAACAGTAAACATTATCGATAATGAAGTTCCAATAAAATTATATTTAGAATATTTAGGATATGTGATTAGTGAAGGTTGTGTTTTTAGTGATGATAAATATCAACACATGGTAGAAATTTGTCAAACCACTACAAAACATTATGATAAAATGAAAAAATGTGCAGATGCGTTTGGTGACTTTATAAAACTATCATGCAAACATCAAATTATTTCTAAAGACAAACGAGAGGATTTATGGAAAGGAAGATTTTATAATAAAAATTTATATGAATATTTTAAACAAGAATGTGGAGATTCTGATGGAAATACAAAATCATCTAACAAACATATTCCAAGATGGATTTTAGATTTAAGCCCAAGATTGTTGACAGTTCTTTTAAATGCTTTAGTAGCTGGAGATGGTTCTGTTTATGATAATCCCAAAAAACAATCAAAACGATTTGCTTATTATACAACTTCAAAACAATTAGCAGATGATGTTTTTGAAATTGTGCATAAATGCGGATTTGTTCCAACTTCTTTTGTGAGAGATGATGAAAAATATATTGATGGACGAAGACAACCATTGTATACTGTTTTGTGGTCAACAAGTGATAAAGGTAAATTGCCTTTAGTTTATAAAACATCGAGAAATAGTCAAACAAAAGAAAAACGTAATTTATTAAACGTTGAACAATATGCTGGAAAAGTTTGGTGTTTTACAGTTCCAACAGGATTATTTGTTACAAGACGTTGTGGAAAGACTACAATACAAGGAAACTCCGCGCAATATGATAAAGACTTTAAAATTATTACTCATGGTTCCGTAGATATTCAAAAGATAAGCTCCAATGTAGTTATCGATATCAATCCCGACTTAGAAAGATTGATGAAAGAAATTTATATTGCACTTATGGTTCCCCAGGTAATTATGGAATCTGGAGACATCACTTATGCAAATGGTGGTTTGAGTTTAGATGTTCTTAGACAAAGATACATGCAGTTTCAAAATATGTTATCTAAATGGATTAGATCTAAAGTGTTTGCTCCAATATCACAAATGCATGATTTTTGGGAAGATGTGGATGGTCAAAGAAAACTCATTATTCCCGATGTTGAGTGGAATCATATGTCTTTGTTTGATCTTGGAGATTACATTCAATTTTTGTCTAACCTTGCTGTTGGCGAGCAAAAAATTGTTTCTGAGCATTCTTTATTTAGAAGTCTTGGATTAGATTATGAAAATGAACAAAGAATGATTCGTCATGAAGCAATTGTAAATGCAACTAGAGCAAAAGAAGAAGCTTCATTGGCTAATATGTCATTGAGTGAGCTTCGCTCTCTCGATGTAAACGATGAGGTTCCAGATATTCCTGACACGCCTCTACCTGGTGAAACACCTCAAGAGGGTCCAGTTCCTGGTGAAGAAGCAGAAAGTGGCGGTCCTAGTGGAGCGCCTCCAATGGGAGGGGGCGGATTACCTCCTCCTCCAGCACCAAAGCCTCCAGCACCAAAGCCTCCAAGTGGCGGCGGCGCGGGCGCAACAGGTGGAGCCCCACCGCCTCCTCCAGCATAAATTCTTGGCGGTAATATAATAAAATCAAATTAATGTGAATACTTCAGAATAATGGTTGATTAAATGAATAATAACGATATAAAAAAAGAAGCATTAATTTCCGTGCGAAATAATCCCTTTGCTGGTTCCAAAGGGTGGAGCGGATTATTTTCTGCCTTTGGCAAAGGGGGTCTTGAGAAAAAATCTGACAGCTATAAACAAGCTGTTCGGATAATGACTGAAATTGATGATAATATTCGAGCGGCTTTCAAAAAGCAACAGCAGTTTGCTAAAGAAGCTTATTGGGGCAAATTCAAAATGGATTTATCACGTTTTGCTCATGCTGTCAATGACTTCTTCAACCAACAAGTAATAATAATTACATTAGCCGATAGCAGCCAAACAAAAGGTAATCTACAAGCTTTGATGTCTAAAGTTTCATTTGAAATTTATCGAAATAGTAAATGGTTTGGAAAACTTGAAAAAGCACCAGAAGAACCTGAAATATATACTGACCCTGATTTTGATGCTAATGAATTTACTGAAATAATAAATGAATTTAACGATGAAGGTGCTTTACGGTGGATAAATCATGCAAATGAAATAATCGAAAGAAGAGAAAGTGATAAAAAAAGAAAAAATAAACAACCTATTGAATCTCAAACTGTTAAAAATCTTGCAGATAAAGCAACTGAAGAAGAAAAATTAGAAGAGGAAGAATCGGTAAAAGAATCTGAAAACCCAACAGAAATACCAGGTTCAGAAATTGGCAACAAAAATGAAGACAAAGTAGCAGCGGCAGAAGTTGAACTTTATCAAGAATTAGTAAAAAAAGGATTACTTGATTCTTTTCATTATAAATCTCTTATGAGAGGTAGAAACCTTAAAAAGTCAATGGAAAAAATCTTTGATTTAATGCAAAGCACATTAGATCAATCTGCTGGCACATTAAATATAGTTAGTCATGCTGTCAATGTGGGTGATCCTGATGAATATATAAAAGAAATATCAAAATTAATTCGTAGGGGCAACGATGCAATGGTTAGAATTGTTCCTCTTTGGAATGAACATTTTAAAGATTTGGTTGCAAAAACTGAACCTTCTGAACCTTCTGAACCTTCTGAACCCTCTGAACCTTCTGACCCTTCTGAAGCAATTTCTACATCTCAACACTCGGAGGTTGAAACTTCAACAGTAGAAGCCCCACCTGCAGAAGAGGGTAGCGTTACACCTAGTGATGATCAGGTTAGTGTAGAAGAATATTGGTCAGGAGATGAGCGCCCATCAGAAAAAAAACTTAATGAAGCTTTATCAGGAGAAGCTGATTCATTTACTGCGGGTACAAACTTAAACCCACCAACTGATGAAAGTATTGGTCCTGCATATGATAAAAAAACAAAATATTATATAAATTTACCAAATCAAAAACCTGCATTAGCTTTTTCAAAATATATTGATTCTGGGGATTATAAAGGACTTGCTGAATATATTAAAAAATATGCCAACAATGTTGATGATGAAAATTTGAAATTAAAACTTATAGCAATTGCTGAAGAGGCAGATGAATAATAGAATTATAAGAATGGCAGCTTTAGAAATTGCTAAAGATAGCGATAATGTTATCAAGGTTGCCACAATGCTTGGTCGAATTAAAAGATGGATTTCAAGCATGTTCAGTCCCGCTATTAGTCGGCAAGTTGAAGAAATTAGCGGAAAACATGCAGAAATAAAATATCTTATTGAAGCAGTTAATGCTGATATAAAGGGCATTGAAGATGCAATTGAAAGTGTAGATATTGTTACTTATGATTATAAAGTAAAAGATTTACTTACAAGTATTAGTGCTTTAAATAAAAAGCTTTCTGAAATGCAAGGTGTAATCTTTGAAACTCAAAAAGAAATAAAAGAAGAAACAAAAGAAGAAACAAAAGAAGAAACAAAAGAAAAACAACCTAGAAAAGGCGTAAGAATTGGCAGAAGCATAACAAAGGGTCCATTACTTGAAAAATATACTCCCGGCAAAGAATTGAAGGATATTGGCTTATCTGTTGGGGAGATTTCATTTCCAGCGGATAGGTTTTATTTATCATTTGCTTCAGAAAAATTTAAAGGTTTTGGAAAAGGTGGTGTTTTAGGTTTGGAAAATTCTGGATTTGATACAGATCAAATAAATCAAATAATTCAAAATATAAAAGATAATAAAATTTTTGATTCAATAATAAAAAAAGATCTACCTGATTATAAAATAATTGGATTATATAATAGACCAATTAATGATGAGAATAAACAATTTGAATGTATAATAAGAATTAATGGAGATTCAAAATTTAATGTTGATGGCATGGGTGTTTTTGTGGTAAATACATCATTTGATATTGGTATTTTATCTATTTCACGTGCTTTAAAAAAAGCAATGTCATTAAGAATTATTGTTGAAGACGTGCAGCCTATTACAACAATACCTGAAAATAAGGTAGAGTCAGAACCTGAATCTGAACCTGAAACTGTGGAGCTTGAAACACCAGATGAATCAACAGGAGAATAAATGAGTAATTTCCTGAATAAAATTTGTGACAGAATAGTTGATGCCAATATTAAAAAACAGGCACAAATAATGTCTCCTGATCAAGAGCGACAACAAGAGCAGCAAAACCTGGAACCACCTAATGCTGCACCTAAAGCTCCAGTTGCTAAACCACCAGTAGCTCCAGTTGCTAAACCACCAGTAGCTCCAACTGCTCCTCCTGCTCCAACTGCAATGAATCCTAATCCTCCTGCAGATAAAGAGGTGGATAATGCACCGAAACAACCTGCTCCTACCATTGCTCCTACCATTGCTCCTATCACTGCTCCTACAAATGATGTTGATAATGCAGTTAATACTACAGTTGATGATATAGCTAATAGTTCTAATAGTTCTAATAGTTCTAATATTACAGTTAATAGTTCTCAAAAAAATGGAACGTTTTCTGAGTTAGTAGGTAACGTTATAAATAATTCATTATTTAATAAAAGAAAAGCATATAATCATTTTAAACAAGAACATATCAAAAAAGCAATTTTAGATGAAATGGATGGAAAGCATTGTGTTGTTTCTTTTGCTTGTTGCAATGATATGTTTCCAGCAAAAATGAATTCCGAAACATATGATGATTTTGCAAACAATGGGATGACAAATATATTTGATATTGTTGATGATACAATTAAAAATTTTTCAATATCTATAACAACTGAAGAAGAAAAAATAATATCTCATATGAAAGAACTTGCAATTGCACTTCATGAAATAGGATTTAATTGTATAGTTTTACTTAAAAATGACACATATGAAATGCGGTTTTCATCAGATAAAGAAATTGAAACTCAAGATGTTTTAAATATTGTGTTAGAAAAAGTAAATAATTTTGCAAAACAATTTAATAATAGTATTTTTAATGCTTCCGAATTAAACAAAGGAAATCTTAGAAACGTATCTCAATTTGCACCCTTGCATAAATTATTGGAGTTATAATGAAAAAATTTTATATTATGAAACTAACTAATGTAGGACAAGTTATGTCTGGAAACATTACTGTTATGGCTTCTGAATTGGTTGAGTCTGAAGATGTATTAAAAAAAGCAAATGAATTAACACTAAACGGAGAAGCTCCGGTTATTGTAGAAGTGAATAAAGATATAATTAATAATATATTAAATGAAAATGTTCCTGTGGACCCAAGCGAATTAACATTAAAAGATCCTTACGAATTAGGAATAGAAGGAACAACAAGTAATGAAGTTTATCAATTAATAAAAAAACAATCCAAATCTATGATATTATCAAAAATAGCAAATGATAATTTAGATGATGCAAAAAAAATATTAAAATTATATAGTAAAATAATAGATAAAGCAAAACAATTAAACATCAAAAATGCCGAAGAGGCATCATTGATGACGGCGATAAAAAAGAGTGGAGTAAAACATGCCCTCTAGGTTTGTTGAAGTAGTACCAGATTTGCTATATCGAGGAGGAGCACCTGATCTTGAAGAAATATCTATGCTTAAAAAAGAATGGGGCATAAATAAGATAATCAGTTTAGACAGGGATAGCGGCATAAAGATAAAAGATGAATGTAAAAAAAATGGAATCAAACATTTTATAATTCCAATTCACGGTTTTGATCATGAAAAAGCCTTGAAACAAATTGACGAGATTGGCCCAGTAGCTTTGGTTGGTGACGACGTAACGTATGTTCATTGTAAGTGGGGTAAAGATAGAACAGGAATGTTTATTGCGAGATTTAGGACTGATAGTGATATGCCAGCACAACAAGCGGTTCAAGAGGCTGTGAACTTGGGTTTTGGTCTTGGTGTTGATGATGATAGCGTTCAAGAATACTTGGATGTAATAAATAATGGTAAATATACTGACAAACCAGTTAGCCTTGAAGAATATGAATCCATGGTAGACAGTGGTGAGCATTGTAATAATTGCGGAATGACATTTCATGAAGGCAAGTGTCCTAACTGTTCTAAAAATACATTTGCTCTTAACTTTATAGGAAACAAAATGAAAGGAGATGCGGTGGATAAGAGCAGATATAACGCTCCATTTCAAAACCCAGGAGGTTCTACGTCAGTATCAGATATGTGGTCTGTACCGGAGCCTTCTCCAGAATCTCAAGCTTTCATAAAAGATAAAATGATTCGAAGGGGAATATTGAAATCGTTGCAAAAAAAACTTGAAGCACAAGACGTACAACATATTACAAAACCCATTGGTGCTGGTGAAAAGAAAAAAGCAAGGGAACTTATAAAAACATTACGTTCATTTTTAGATTTAATAGATATTTTAATTGCAAATTCAGTTAATAAAATGTTAGATCTTTTTAAAAACACAGAAGGCATTAATTATAATATTATGGAAGAAACAAAATCTGTTTCTCATTTTAAAGCTTTTGGTGCAAATATGAAAAAAAACATATGGCGTTTAATTGGAGCAAGATATATTGACATATTAGATGATTTAAAGCCTGTTGGAATGTCCGATGAAGAAGCTGAGAAATATAAGACATCGTTTGATGCTTGTGTTGATCAGCTTGGTTTATTTTCAACAGACACTCAAATAGGTCCAATGCAACAAACATTAAAAGATACAGTTCGTGGGCTTGCTGATTTGACTATTGATTTGGGTAATTTTATGGAAAAGAATTTGAAAGATAAAGATTTTCAAATTAATGTTGTAAATATTTTAATTGAAGTGCAAAAACAATGTGCTAAAATTAAATCTATTGTACAAGATAGAATTATAAGAAAAATTGCTAAAGATGTTATTGGTGAGGATTTTAGAGAGAGTGACGACAAAAAAGATGTTGAATTAAAAACAAAAAAGGAATAATATGGGATTTATAAAATATAGTGAAGGTTCTGTTGGTGGTGTTGTCGAACCACGCAAAGAAGTTAGTGAAGAGTATTTGCAAAAAAAACTTGAGAAGGCAGCTAATCCCGATGAGGATTGGATTGAAAAAGAAGCTTCGGACGATGAAGATGTACCGCCATGGGTGAAGCAATAATGCATAGATATACTATTATTTTTCCATATACATGATATCATTGAAGGAGAAATATGGTTATACTAAAATTTGGTTCGGCAATTAATTTTTCTACGCATGACGTAAAGCCTACTGATGTTGCCATAAATGATGATTATGTTGTTGCGCGTTTCAAAAAAGTAGCATCACAATATAAAAGAATAGCTCCAAAAGCTAATGAATTTTTATATTTTTCTGCTATTATGATGCATGCAGCTGAAAGATCATTATATGATGATAATAATTTATTAAGAAAAAGCGCTGATGGTTCTGATGTAAAAGCTGAATGGTTGATAGATGGTAATGGTTCTTGGAAATGGAAATGTTCTGATGCTAGTATTAAGCCTTATAAAAATAATAATGGTGATATTTTTCCTGAATCAGAACTAAAAAAGGCTTATAAAAAATGGGTTGGTAAACCACTATGCAAAGACCACCAATCCAGTAGTGTTGAAGGTATGCGTGGGCTTATTATAGATACATTTTATGATGAAAAAAATAAATGTATTATTGGTCTTTGTGCGTTAGATAAAGTTACTTATGGGGATTTAGCACGAAATGTCCAGACTGGAGTAGCAAACTCTGTCAGTATGGGTACGGCTGTTGGTAGATCCATTTGTACTGAATGCGGAAATATTGCAAAGACTGAAGGCGAGTATTGTGATCATGTTAAAAACAGAATTGCATATGGTGAAATAAATGTTGATTTGGCTCCAATTGAACTAAGTTTGGTAGTTAATGGGGCTGACCCGCTAGCAAGAGTTAGACAAATAATTGCAGCGACAAATACTATTGAAAACACATTAAAAAAGAGTGGCACTTCAACAACTCTTGAGCAACTATCTTCTATAAAAGAAGAGGTTTCTGATTTGTTGATGAGGGTTGCGTCAATCGAGCATGAAATTTTGGCAGAAAAAGATGACAATAATTTTGCATTAAGGGCAACGGCTGCACAAGAGGCAGTTACCGAAACCCGTCAAGGGTACCAAAATAGCTTAAATCTTATCAAAACTAAGATGTCAAGCATAGAAGAGATGATAGGGAAAATTGCTAAATTTAATACGGAGGAGTTAATGTCCCAAAAACAATTAGATAAAAAAGGTTTCTACCAAGGCACAGAAGAGCCAACTCCTGGACAGCCAAAATATGAAAAAGATCCAATGGCCGAACAGGTTCGTAATAACGAAGATCGTCAGTTGAAGAATGTTCCCGACGTGGGACCAATCGATGGGATGTATCCTGGTGATTTAGAGAAAAAGAAAATGCTAGCTCGTGCTAAACTTGATGAAAGAAAAGCACTTCGTGCAGAAGCTGTTGCTCAAGCAAAAGCTAAGTTGGATAAAAGCGCTTATATGCAAGGCACAGAAGAGCCTACTACTTATAAAGTAGATCCATTAGCTGATAAAGCGCAAAAAGAAGATAAACAAATGCATGCTGATTCTACTATCAAACCTGATGGAATGATGGGTAATGATGCAAAAACCAAAAAAGAACTCAATAGAGCTTCTTTAAAGGGTTATTTTATTAAGGCTGCAACTCCAGATGGAAATGATGATACCCCTAATCATCGATGGGACATTATGTCGAACAACAAAGTTGTTTTTTCGGCCACTCTTAATGAGTTAACTGGTGGAAAACCAGCTCTTTATGGAGCTGTTAGTACAAAAAATTTCGGTCGTGAATTACTCCGATCAGTACATGCGTCTGGTGTTCAAAAAACAGTACAGATGTTTAAGGTAGCTCAAGTAGAGGGAGAATTAGATGGAGCAATTTCTCCTCCAACAGAAGACCCAGATGAAATGACACCTCCTATGGGTGATGCGCCTCCTCCTATGGATGCGCCCCCTATGGATGAGTCTATGGAAGGTGGAGAAGAGAAAGGACCAGAATTAAGAGTTACTCCTAGTTCTGTTGCGGACCCTATCGAAAAAGCAAATCTTGCTGCTGATGCTGTTAAAGAAAATGCTGAAACCGTTTCGGGTGTTCTTAGTCAATTGGCCGATGAAATCAAAGACGGCTTAGCTGTTCTTGAAGGCGAAGGCACAAGCGCTCCTGTTGAAGATGCTCCTGAATTGCCTGGTGGCTTGATGAGTGCAGAAGGTGAAAATCCAGAAGAAGTTGTTGCTGCCGCTTTGCGTGTTCTTGAAAAAAATGCATCTGAAGAAGATGCTGTTAAAGCACTTCAAAATATGGAACCAGTATTGAAAGCTGGTCTTATGAGTTCTTTCAAAAACATCTATGCTGAAATCAATGATACCAAACGAGAAGTTGATATGGTTTTGAGTACCATGGATATTCCTGGCATTGAAACAGTTAATGCTGATTTTGTTACCTCACTTGTTACAGCTGCAATTGATGAAGCAAAAGATGTTATTAAAAAAGCAGAAGAGCTTCAAAAAGCTTTTGTAAAATATGCAAGAGGAACTGAAGGTCTTGAAAAGAAAGCTGCTGCACTGCAAGGTGGTATTCAAAAGGATGCAACTAAAGCAATGCCTGCAGCTACAAAAGCTGAAAGAGCAGCCGTTAAAGCTAAAATAAAAGCTGAAAGAGCAGCTGAAGCTGCAAAAGCTGCAAAAGAAGAATATGCTGCTGCAAAAGCCGCTGCAAAAGCTGCAAAAGATGATGAGAAAGCAGAAGCGGTTGGTAAAGCTACAAAAGTTGATAAAGAGAATAAAGTTGATAATACGAAGGGAGGCAAACAACCCAAAGATGGCAAATGTGGGCCAGGAGGAGTTATGATGGGCAAAACAAAGAAAGCTGAATCTGAATTCGATTTGAACACTATAGATGGACGCAAAGGTTATCGTCGTAAAATTGCTGCAGATGCTTTAAAGGTTAGTGAAATGCTAGGTCGCGCTCATCCATCAGGCAGTGAAACATTAGGTCAACTTGATACCAAATCAAGTGAAGCAGTTGTTGAAGACCTTCCTGCCACACACAGCAAAATGGAAGAAGTTGCAAGAAAAGATCCCAAGGTTGCCAAAGTTGCTGCAAATGCAAAAGAGCTTGATAACCTAATCAAAGCTGGTCGAGTCAAGGTTGCGAATCTTGATCAACTTGTTGCCAATGGAATGGATGCTGAAGCAGTTTCATATTGGAAGAAATACTATGGTCAAGTTGATGGAGGTTCAGAATTTGCTTCTGGTTTAGTTGGTGATTATGAAAACAAAAAGAGTGCTGCAGTTGATGAAGAAGCCATTAAAGTCAAAATTGCACGAGCATTCGAGATTGCACATGAAATGCGAGAAGTTGGTTTAATTCCCAATAGTCGTGAAGCTGTTAAGAATGAAGTTGAGCGGGTTGTAAAATGGAATCCTGAGGCATATGAAACAATGCGAAGAGTCATTGCTACTCATCGAACCAAACTACAAAAGACAGCTAGCGATCATGGTGTAAGTAGTATTCAAAATGGTTTAGCCATGGATAGCAATATCACCACAGGTGAAGGCGATAAATCACTATATGAACAAATCAATGATGTATTCTCCAATCATACATTCAAAAATAATTTCTAAACGCAAATTTTAGATTGTTGAAAATAAACTCCTTTTTATAAGGAGCTTATTTTTTTAAGTTTTTGACAATTATATAGCATTAACCTTGAATACCTTTAGGAGAGGAAATTTAAACGATGTTAAAACCAAAATATGGAAATGAATTAGCTTTTGTTATGGGCAATATTGTTGCCTCTTATGGTGGGCAATTAGAGAAGAAAGCACAACTTTCACTTTCTCCAACTGGACTTTATGGTAAAGAAGATACAGGTGGTTCTGTTGATATGGATCCTGATGCTATTCCAAAAACAGTTGATAGAGAGCTTGAAGATCCGACAATTCTTAATGAAGTTGGAGAGGGTGTTTCCCTTGAGGGCGATTATGAGCCGCTTGCTGTTTCTTTGCGTCCTGACGATGTTGGAGAAGTTGCTACTGGGCCAAGATCACCAGAATACCAATGGAGTGGAAAACATAATGCACCAGTTGCTTCAGTAACTGAGATAGATGAATTGACACCAACAATACCAGATAACAATTATCTTGCTAGTAACCCATTTGGAGAAGATGAAATAAATGCAGAAATGGAATTTGAAGATATTGATCCGGCTAATCTTTTTAGAGATCCAACCAGTGTCAGTTTAGAAGGAGAAGATGTTGAAGACGTGGTTCCTGCTGATGTTCCGGGTCCGGTACCAACAGCAGCTTTGGTTCTTGATAGGATTCAAAAAATTGCAACTTATTTGGGAGAAAAAGGCGATGTTAGAAGCGAACTAATTGCTGATAAACTTTTACATTCTGCTATTAGTAAATTAATCAAATAATGAAACGCATGTTTCCTAGATATAGTGTTTTTTCTATAAAGAAAAAAGCGCAAGAAGTTGAAGTGGGTACAGAAATGACCGAACAACCCAACTATGGGCAAACCACAATTACAAATCCTGCGCTATTAGAAAATAATTTAAACGCTCTTGAAGGTGTCAATATGGGTCCAGACACCACTAAAAAAAATAATCATAATAAATTTATTCGTTATTTAAAAGATCTTATTCAAAAAAGAGACAACCCATCAGCTCAAGTTGCTATGAATCCACCTTCTATTAAAGAAGTATGGAACATACTAGCGGTCCCTAAAGGTACTCCAGGTGTTGAGCCAAATGTTATAGTTTCTATTTTTGAAAATGTAAAACCGCATTTTATCACTGGTGATCATTTGCAAAAACTTAAAGAGCTTCAACGTATATCACCGTAATTCTACGAATAGATAAGTATAAATGTAAATGTTGGTTCATGCTGGCCATGGACAGTAACTAAGGAGACATTATGAGACAACAAAATTCTGATGATATTAGTTCAGAAATGATTCGCATCATGGACAGCGATGAACATAAAAAACTATTTAGTGGTTCTATTAAATTAAGTAAGATTGCGCAAGATTCAAAAGATCCAAAAAAAGATCCAGAAAAAAAACTGGACAAAAATTCAGAAAGTTCAAAAAAAGATAAAGAAGATTTAGAAAAACAAAAGGATGCAACTCCTCCTGTTACAGCAAGATCAGCTATTGTTGATTTGGTTAAAATTGCTGAGTTTTTTGCTTCAAAAGGAATGATTCAAGAAGAAAATATTACTAGTAAACTTTTAGAAAGCATTGCTTTAGAAAATAGAAAAAATCTTCGCAAACAAGCAGAAGAAATGCTTTCTACTATTTCTGAAGATG